ACACTGGAGCATCGAATGCTAGTATGTTTTGTCCTATAATTAGCGTAGCGTCCTTTAAATACTCCGACAGGTTGTTTGCTGCTTTCCATACTATAGTTTCTTTCGTGTCAATGTCTTTGGTAACACAAAGCCATATTTGGTTATGGGCTAGGTTTGTCTCAATATCGAGAACAATGCGCTTCACAGCTCCTCCAAAGCTCTTAAATCACATTCGTTTAAATAACCAGTTTTACGGTCATAGAAAATACCAAACTTCTCACCAGTGGCGCTGCCAGCAAACCTATCCTTTAGCACACGAAAAGTGGTTGTTTGACGGGCTATAGGGCATTCAGCTTGCTTATCACGTTCCAATCCAAACATATAATGGCTCCACCGGGCAATAGCCCTGCTACCAGTAAAATGTTTCTCCAATACCCGTCCTCCTTCCTCGTGAGCTTTTCCCTCAGGCGTAGTGAGATGACTGACGAAGTGTATAATAAGCCCATCAGATTGAGCCAAAGAAGCCATATCAGCCATAATCCCATCTAGTGCTCTCCTTTCGTCTTGTTCGTTAGCAGCCAGTGCTGTTAAATGGTCTAAATATATCATCTTAATGTCGTAAGCCTTAGCAAAGTAGCGAATAATGCCCTTTACGCTCTTCCAATCCATAGCACCGAAGTGCTCCATCATGTAAAGCTGGTTACGTTCGTCTAGACGGTCAATGCTTTCCTCATATTCGTCCCTTGTCCATACAGCATCAGGAATGTGGTACAGCTTCTTGTCCAGCTTACCAGCTACCCGCTGCGCAGTTTCCACTACGTTCTGCTCAAGGTAAATAACTCCCACCTTCTCGTTCAAAACGTCAATGTCATAAGCAATTTGCTGTGTAAACACGTCTGTTTTGCCTACACCTACGCCTGCACCAAAGCCGTACAGCTCTCCCTTACGCCGCCCATAGGTGAGCCGTGTGAGAGTAGGGAAGCACCAAGGCACTCCAGCCACGGGAGGAGTGAGCAGGCGCTCCTTGATGCTGCTAACGGTAACAATGCCCTCAGGACGGTGTTCCTCTGCTCTCCACCAAGCAGCCACAAACTCCTTTGTTTTCTCTGCTGCCAAATATTCACAAGCATCCTTGTAAGCTGAATGCTTAAATATTTTACTCTTACCTGTGAACAACTCTGCCACTTCCTTTGCTGCTTTCTGGCCCGGTTCGTCCCCGTCAAAGCAAATAACAACACTGTCAAAAGAGTCTAGCCACTCGTAATGGGCTTTGCAGGCCTTTAAAGCCCCCGCCGCGCCATTTGGCACTGACACGGTAGGGTAGAGGCTGCCCATCATCTGAAACGCTGCCAAAGCGTCTAATTCCCCTTCGCACACCGTTACTGCCTTGCCGCCTGCTGGGAACAGGCTTTGCCCAAAGAGGCTTTCAATTTTCCCTGTCACAAAGAAGTCTTTGGTGTCTACCTTTCTTGTCTTCCAGCCGCCAGTGTACGGATAGTGATGTTTGTTATCCTCCTGTGTTACACCAAACTTTTCGCACGTTGCTCTAAGAATGCCACGCTCAGGAATGCTTTTTACAACACCGTTTGTCGGTTGCATAATTTCTTTCTTACGAAGTTTAAATTTAAATCGTTCAATGTCGCTGCTAGTTGTTTCACAAGCAAAGCAATGGGTGTGTCCATCGTCATATAAGGCGTTAGCGTTACTACTGCCACAAGCTTCACATGAAATATGTTTTACAAAATTGCTAGTCATTTGAAATTAAATCTAATAGAAGGACAATAAAGGCCAGTAGTAAGACAATCATTTCTTGTTTTCCATTTCCTCCAAATATTTATTTATTTCACTTAATATATTGTCTTGCCCATGTTGTATTACCAGTTGTCGTACATTCTCTAATGTTGAATGATAAAACAATTCTTGATAAAGTTGTTCATCTTCGTTAGACCAACCATTTGTTTGTTCTTTAACTTTCATAGAAGCCTTTAATGCTTTAATGTTATATATAATAATGAATACATTAATGCTTTAATGTTCATCATTGTAGTCTTTAAAGTTATCATACACTGGTTCTTCGTAGTTGTCAAACAGCTCTTCAATGTCCCCTTCGCTAACAAGGTCTTTACGGTCTTGTGTCTCAAAGGAAGGCACTGTTTCGTTGATAAATTTAAAACATTGGTTGCAGGTGTCCAAATATTGATTGGTTTTACCGTGCCTGCGGGTGCTCTCATAGTCTGAAAGCATATTGTTGCAACAAATACATCTCATGTGTTCTTCTCCTTGAGTTTGGCTTCAATGGCGTTATAAAAAACACCCCAGCCATCGTTCTGCCATTGCTCATACGCCTGTTGTTGCTCCTCATCCGTCAGACCAACCCAAGGGCGATGTGGTGGAAGAGTGTAGAGCTGCTCTCCAACTTCACAGTCTTTAAAAAACATTGCTGTTTTCTTGTCAGGTTGTCGTCCAAGATACTGTGATCCATAGACAATATGGGCGTGTGAAGTATCCACACAAACAACACCAACAGGCTCCTGCGCTGCTGCGCGTTTTGATTCGTAGCCTGTCATAAAGGGGCCTCTTCGTGGTTGTCATGGTTGAAAGGAAGCTTACCAACGGGCTTAAATAGCCATAGAACGGACGGAAAGGGCCAAATAACGAGCCTTGGCGGTTCTGGCATGGGCTCCATAGCCTCCCTGCCCAAATTCATGTAGAATTCATCTGCTTCAGTCATTGTTGGCCTTTCAGTTTAGTGGTGAGACGTTCAATTCTAGCCTTGTTATATGCGACAATACTATGAGCATATTCCACTGCCGTTTCAGCGTCCAGTAGCTCAATTTGAGCACGTTGCAGCTCAGTTTGCATTAGTTCAGCCGGTGAAGGCCCACGTATATGGGTTTTTAAGTAATCAGTTATCATTTAGTTTTCCTGCATTAGTTAAGGCCAATAGAGCCATTGTTTCCAAACGAGACAACCCGTTGGCCTGAGCTACTTCCAAGGCTGCATAGGCCACGTTTATCAAAGCATCGAATAGCTCTTTCCTTTCTTTACGGTATTCCCTTTGCTCTAAAATTCTCTGTTGTTTTTTTACAACATATTGAGGCATTGTTTTCTGTTTTTCCCTGTAAGCCCTGTTGTATTCTGTACGTTTATTAGGTTCAGTCATCAAATTCGCTCCATTGTTCTGTTTCCTCAAATTCGTGATAAACGCCTGCACTGTCAATAGCCCCATAATCGTAGGTGAGTTTTTCCCTTAGCTCTTCGTCTCGCTCCCAAAGCATAGCCCCTTGAGCTATTAGACGTTGAGCATCCTGCGCCACTAGCGCATTAAATTGTTCGTTGGTCATGGTTACATTCTCCAAAAGTAGATGATGAACGAGGCAAAGAACATAGCAGCCAAGACAATGGCCTGCCCTAGGTTAATTAAAAACTGTACCATTGTGTTCCCCTTAAGCTCGAATGAAAGCACCACAAACAGAAATATGCTCTACGGCCTTTTCGCCATACTTACGGGCTTGAGCATACGACACCCTGCGAGAGCTTCCAAAGGCCTTTAGAATGGCGTTTAAATGGCTAGCAGTGGTGCGGGTGTAGTAGCCTCCCCAATTAGTGACTAGGTTGCCATTGGCGTTGATGTAGGCAATGCGGGTAACGTGTAAAATATATTCAGTGCCATTGGTTGTAGCATTGTGGCACTTAAAGGGCTTACCGGAAGCAAAGGCCTGCGCTGTTTTCTCGATGGTCATAGTAGTTCTCTCTTTGGTTGCTGGGCAAAAGTGCCCCGTAAAGCCCCGTCCAAGGGCCTTACAGTGCTCTATTGTTTATTTTCCTTGATTAGTTGCATATTGACGAAGGGTTTTAATATAGGTAGAATATTTCCCTTTGCCCTGAGCTTTGGCATTATTGTGCCATGCGCAGACGACAATGCCTGAAGGCTTAACACCTAGGAAAATGCCCTTGTTATCCTTGCTTCCTGCATATACCCATTGTCCGGGTTGAATGTGTTTATACAAGGCTTGCGGTACTTCCCATATATTGAATGATGGTTGGAATTTCATGGCTGTTCTATCCTTAGTGTGCTGCCTTGCACTATTGCTTGGCATGGCTTAATTATATAGTGTTTTTACGTTAAAGCAATAGAGACAATTTGTATAATTGACACTGTGGTAAAAATACAACACCTAGTTTGCTGTGACTAGTAATGCTATTCCCTTCCTCTCTTCGATAGTTTCCCTCTAATGCTCTGCTGTCTTATGTCTTATATCTTATGTCTTATATAAGACTCAGACAGGCCCTTTTTCCTAGAATCGACGACAGCACAGGGCCTAAGGGTATAGGTGCACCGCCATGCTTTAACGTAAAAGAAAACGTTTAACCTGCTATTGTCAGATACTCGACAGTAACTTTCTAGTCTTATGATGTAGAATGTAAACTACTAAGTTACATTTTAGATTCTTAGGTAACTTTGTAGACTACTAGGTAGCTTTGTAGGCACCATTTCTGCCTCTCATACTGCGCAGTTACTGACCCGTTGGTCATTAGCAGATACGAATAAGAATCATTCTCATTTGAGCAGAATCTAGCAAGAATCATGCCAGATGCGCAATAAGCAAGAAGTGTGCCAGCATAGGGGGGGTATCCTTTGGAGTTATGAAAACTTTTACAGGAGCCTATGGCGCTTACAAAAAGGAAAAACAGAGCAAATATGCACTATAATGCACATAATTAAGAATACACGCAGAACTAGCTAAGTTATTGAGTTATAAAGACAAATCTAAACAAATAAGGGTCAATCTGTGCTCCTTGGAAAAGGGAACTAAGATGTGATACCAATCACAATGAAATGAATAATTTGTGCATTAGCATCAAATAGTTATAAATTCTTCTTGACTTTCATGTAAAAGTGTGCTATAATGTCTCTAGAGTTCAAAGTAGTTAGCTGGCTTCTAAGAACTAAGAAGGCATTACGCCATTAATGTTTAACAATAATTATATAACTTATTAAGAATAAACATTAATGCCTTAAGCAGTTTAGCTTCTCTAAAGTATCTTATATTAGAGCTACAATAAAGGTTTGTCTCCCTGAAAGGATAAAGCAAACAATGGAAAATGAACTAAGTGTTGTGTCTTCCCCTAAAATAAGGGGCAGAGGGCGTCCCCCTAAAGCAGACATAGAGGCTGTTAAAAATAGAACTAAGAATAAGGTTGGTCGTCCAAAGGGAGACACAGGGCGCTTAGAGGAATTCAAGCAGAGGCTCCTTGCCACTGGTGGTACGAGAATATTAGATAAGATGATAAGCATTGCCCTTGATGACAATCATCCGGGTCAAATGGCTGCAATAAAGATGAGCATAGATAGAATGCTTCCAGTGAGCAGCTTTGAGGCAGCTAAGAATGGAGGCGCTAGCCCAACAATTAGTATTAATATTACTGGGTTGTCTAATAGCATTGAAACCCTTGATGACGTTATGGATGTATGACAGCTTTGAATTTCTCCCTGCTAAAATGGCAGCAAACAGTGTTCAAAGACAGTACAAGGTTTAAAATTGTTGCTGCTGGTCGTAGGTGTGGGAAGAGTAGGTTGTCTGCGATAACCCTGCTCATTGAGGCTTTAAACTGCCCAGAGGGAAGCTCGGTAATGTATGTAGCTCCTACGATTGGGCAGGCTAGAACAATTATCTGGGACTTGCTCCACGACTTAGGCAGGCAGGTAATTAAGAGCAGCCATGTAAACAACTTGGAAATAACGCTGGTTAACGGCAGGAAAATTCTGGTACGTGGTGCTGATAATCCAGACAGCTTACGTGGTGTAAGTTTGGTTTATGTTGTGATGGACGAATGTGCTTTTATCAAGCAAGACGTATGGGAGAAAATTATTCGTGCTTCCTTGTCTGATAAAAAAGGAAGAGCTTTGTTCATTTCCACCCCTAGCGGTCGTAATTGGTTTTACGATGTGTTTAAGCTGGGGAAGGAAGAAGAAGATGAGGAATGGAAAAGCTGGCACTTCACCACGGAAGACAACGAGACAATAGACCCCAAGGAAATTGAAGCAGCCAAGCGTACGCTAAGCAGCTTTGCCTTTAAGCAGGAATATTTGTCTAGCTTTGACACTGCTGGTAGTGATGTGTTTAAGGAAGAATGGTTTAAGACAGCCCCTGAGCCCAAGGATGGTGTGTTTGTCATGGCCTTTGACCTAGCAGGCTTTGAGGCTGCTGCTGCAAACAAGAAGAGGCATTTAGACGATAGTGCCATTGCCATTGTTAAAATAACAGATGATGGTAAATGGTGGGTAAAGAAAATAGAACATGGACGGTGGGACGTAAAGGACACAGCAATGCGTCTTCTACGCAACATCAAGGAATACTCCCCGATAGCTACAGGGTGTGAGCGAGGAATGGCTAGGAATGCTGTGCTGCCCTACCTCACCGACTTCATGCGTAAATACAATGTTTATGCACACATCTCTGAGCTAACGCATGGGAACAAGAAGAAAACAGACCGCATTGTCTGGAGCCTTCAAGGACGAATGGAACATGGACGGGTGTCGTTTAACGAAGATGAAGAATGGGATAAGTTTAAAGACCAGCTTGTTATGTTCCCTACTAATGGGGTGCATGATGACTTGGTAGACGCTTTGTCTTACATTGACCAACTTGCTGTGACAAGCTACAACAGCGACTATGAGGAAGAAGAATATGAAACCTACGATGTTATTTCAGGCTATTAAATGAATTGTCCTCTACCTACCCACGATGTAAAGCTCAATCTGAAGAACAGAGACTGGGCTTTTAAGAATGTTGGTTATGGCCCTGCTAACACAGATATGCCTAATGCTGCTTTCTGGGCAGACAAAGCAGACCAATGGCAAACCGATTTAAAACAAGCTAAGAATATGCGCTGCGGCAACTGTGCTGCTTTTATTCAAACCCCTGAAATGCTCCAGTGCATCCACGATGGAATTGATAAAGAAGAGAACAGCTATGCCAGCGATGTAATGGAAACAGCAAACCTTGGTTTCTGTGAACTCTTTGATTTTAAATGTGCAGGAACACGTACTTGCTCTGCTTGGCTAGTTGGAGGCCCTATAACCTTTAGCAACCAAGAAGTAGATGAAACTCCGTTCAGCGACACAACAGAGGAAAATTATGGCGAATAAACAACCAGAACAATCACAATGGGAAGAGCCTTCAGAGAACGATAAGGAACTCACCCAATGGGTTGTAGCTCACCTTGATCGCTGGCGTGACTACCGTGACACCAACTTCATTGATGATTGGGAAGAGTATGAGCGTATTTTCCGTGGTCAATGGGCTGCTGAAGATAAAACCCGTGAGAGCGAGCGTAGCCGTATTATTTCCCCTGCCACCCAACAAGCAGTAGAAACTCGTCACGCTGAAATCATTGAGGCCATCTTTGGCAACGGAGAGTTCTTTGACATTCAGGATGACATTCTTGATGTAGACAAGAACCCAATGGATGTGGAAAGCCTTAAAGCCTTGCTAATGGAAGATTTTAAGCAAGACAAAATTAAGAAAAGCATTGACCACATTGAGCTAATGGCTGAGATTTATGGCACAGGCATTGGTGAAATTATTGTTAAGGAAGTAACTAGCCTTAAACCAGCTACACGACCTATTCCCGGCGCTCAAGGCCAAGCAGCCATTGGTGTGCTTGAAGGAACCCGCACAAGCGTTAGCCTTAAGCCTGTAAACCCCAAGAACTTCCTCATTGACCCCAATTGTGAAACCATTGACGATGCAATGGGATGTGCAATTGAGAAGTATGTATCTATTCACAAAATTGTGGAAGGCATGGAGAAGGGCATTTACCGTAAAGTGGATGTTGGAACCACGTATGAAGACAACAGCCTTGAGCCTACTCAAGAAATTGTAGACTTTAAAGATGACAAAGTAAAACTAATTACCTATTATGGCCTTGTTCCTAAAGAATACTTGATGGCTTTGGACGAGAACAAAGCAGAAGTTGTTGATTTGTTTCCAGATGATTCTCTGGCAGACGATTATTCCCAGCTTGTAGAGGCTATTATTGTTATTGCTAACGATAATATGCTGCTTAAAGCAGAGGAAAACCCCTATATGATGAAAGATAGGCCTGTTATTGCCTATCAGGACGATTCTGTACCCGGACGCTTCTATGGGCGCGGTACGGTGGAGAAGGCTTACAACATGCAAAAGGCCATTGATGGGCAGCTTCGTGCTCACATGGACTCTGTAGCACTTACCACAGCCCCTATGATGGGCATGGATGCCACCCGGCTGCCACGTGGAGCTAAGTTTGAGGTACGTCCCGGCAAGGCCATTCTCACTAATGGGCCTCCAAGTGAAATTCTTTTCCCATTCCACTTTGGACAAACCACCCAAGATGCTCCTGCTGCGGCTCAAAACTTCGAGCGTATGCTGCTTCAGGCCACTGGCACGGTAGATAGTGCTGGTTTGCCCTCTAATGTGCCTCGTGACGCTGGTGCTCAGGGTATGTCTATGGCAATGGCTGGAATTATTAAAAAATATAAGCGTACCTTGGTTAATTTCCAAGAAGATTTCATGATTCCGTTCATTTACAAGGCTGCTCATCGCTATATGCAGTTTGCTCCTGAGCGTTATCCTTCGGTTGATGTAACTTTCATCCCCACAGCCACCCTCGGTATACTGGCTCGTGAGTTTGAACAGCAGCAACTCATTGGTTTGCTCCAAACACTTGGCCCCAACACCCCTGTTCTGCCTTTGTTGCTCAAAGGTATTTTGGCTAACAGCAGCATTACCAACCGTGCTGAGCTTATGACAGCTCTGGACAAGATGGGCCAGCCAGACCCACAGGCAGCAGCAATGCAGCAGGCTCAGGTGCAGGCTCAGCAGGAGCTCCTACAGGCCCAAACAGCCGATTATAAGGCTAGTGCTATGTCCAAGGCTGCAACGGCCCAGAAAACCACCGTAGAAGCCCAATACGTGCCTCAGGAGGTGCAGGCTAAGCTCACGGCGGCTCTTTCCACCAATTTGGACGCAGGTTCGGCTGATGACAAAGAGTTTGAGAAGAGGGCTAAACTGGCTGACCTAATGTTTAAGGAAAAAACCCTTACGTTGAAACAACAAGATATTCAATCCAATGAGCGTATTGCCTTGGCTCAAATGTCCCGTAAAAAGGAATCTGACCAAGCGTTTTCCCAAGCTCTTGGGGGATAAATGGACGATAAACTTCTCATCCTTGCGGAGGTTGTAGGGAAGCTAAAGGTTCAAGTAAAGGAACTTTCTTCTACAACCGCTGAGGTTTCCAAGCAGGAAGGCCCACAAGGAGTACAAGGCCCGGTAGGAGCCACTGGTAAGCAGGGGCCTAAAGGGGAACGAGGGGAGCGAGGCGCTGATGGTGTAGATGGGAAGGACGGAACTGACGGACAAGACGGAACTTCTGTTGTAGATGCGTACATTGCAGCAGATAACAGCCTTGTCCTGAAGCTGTCTAATGGGAATGAAATTGATACTGGCCCTATTCTGGACAGTTTCAACAATGCCACCTATGTTTCAAATACACAGGCTGGCTTTGACCCGTCAACGCTTCCTTTTAGTTCTTCGTCTACATTGCCTACAGAAATTATTGTTAAACAGAACAATGCTTGGGTAAGAACATCATGGAGTACGTTTACAAACTGGCTGGGAACTATAGCAACACCCGGTGTTACAGTTAATAGCGAACTTATCACAGTTAATGGAGCAACAGTTTATGTTAATGGAGCTTAATACATGGAACACGTAGTAATTGGCCTAGGTGAAATTCACCGACCACATAATTGGGAATGGGCTGATGCAACTGCTCGTGCTAATGAGGTTGTAACAGATACAACCCTTATTAACTGCTTTGGTTTACAGCTTTCTGATAATTCTCTTTGGAGATTGTCAGCAGCAGCTCCTGCTGTGTGGACTTCAGTGGCAGTGAGCAGTGTTGCTTCTGCTGATGGAACAGTTACAGTGACAAACACTAATGGTGCTATAGACCTTTCTGTACCTATTACTGGCTCCACAAGCAATGTTGTAGCACAGGTGCGCAACACCACTGGAGCCACACTAAGCAAAGGTACAGTTGTTTATATTTCAGGAGCTACAGGACAAATTCCTACGGTTTCTAAGGCTTTAGCAACATCAGATGCTACCTCTGCTCAAACCTTGGGTATGGTTTCTGAAAATCTTGCAAATAACACCAATGGATATGTAACAATTATTGGTCTTCTTACGGGTATGAACACCTCAGCTTTTACTGATGGTGCTCAGCTCTACCTCAGTGGAACAACAGCAGGAACATATACTTCTACAAAAACTCTTGCACCAACACATTTGGTTTATGTGGGTGTTGTGGAACACGCTCACGCAACACAAGGTAAAATATTTGTTAAAGTGCAGAATGGCTATGAAATGGATGAACTCCATAACGTATCTGCTGCTTCTCCTGCTAATGGGCAAACTCTTATATATAATGGTTCCAACAGTTTATGGGAAAGTGTTCCTTTAACTTATTCTAGCCTTACAGGAACTATTCCTACTTGGAACCAAAATACCACAGGCAATGCTGCTAACGTAACAGGTATTGTAGCAATTGCTAATGGTGGAACAGGTACAACTACTCCCGGAATTGTAGCAGGAACTAATATAACTGTTTCAGGTACATGGCCTAATCAAACTGTTAATTCTACTGCTAGTGGAGGAGGTAGTGGAACAGTTACTAGCGTAGCCCAATCATTCACTGGTGGCATTATTTCAGTGGCTGGCTCACCCGTTACTACCAGTGGTACTTTGGCTCTAACTGTCGCTGGTACAAGCGGTGGTATTCCATACTTTTCCAGTGGAACAACTTGGGCATCAAGTGCAGCGGGTACGGCAGGACAAGTTCTTACATCCAATGGCGCTGCTGCCCCAAGTTGGACAACGGTTGGTGGACTAGGCACTGTTACTTCGGTTGACGTATCTGGTGGTACTACCGGCCTGACAACTTCTGGTGGCCCTATTGTCACTACTGGTACAATTACTTTAGGCGGCACTCTTGCTGTTGCTAATGGCGGAACAGGGGTAACAACATCCACAGGATCGGGATCAACGGTTTTAAGCACAAGTCCAACACTTGTAACCCCAGTCCTTGGCACGCCAACATCGGGTAATTTAAGCAACTGTACGGCGGACGGCACTAACTTTGTTGGTTACCTAAACGTTCCGCAGAACGCCCAGACAGGCGCGTATACGCTTGTCCTAGCTGATGGCGGAAAGCACATTTATCACGCCTCTGGGGACGCTGCTGCTACCTACACAATCCCTGCTGCCACATCGGTGGCCTACCCAATAGGTACGGTAATTAGCTTTGTAAATTTATCTGCTAACAATGTCACTATTGCCATCACTACAGACACCATGTATTTAGTAGGTTATGGTTCTACGGGCAGTAGAACATTATCCCAATATGGTGTAGCCACTGCTACTAAAGTATCAGGCACATCCTCCGCTGGTATTTGGATTATTTCTGGAGTGGGGCTAACATGAGTGGTATTTTTCATCACTTGATGGCGTATGTTTTTGATCCATTCTGGAAATACGTCACTCTATTACTTCACGGCAATGGAACTAATGGCGCTCAAAACAATACGTTTTTAGACAGTGCTAATCAAGCTGTTGTTACAGGAAGTATTACAACTACAGTATTAACGGTTACAGCGGTTACATCTGGAACATTAGTTGTAGGCACAGGCATCACAGGCACAGGTGTTACTGCTGGTACAACTATTACTGCTTTGGGAACTGGAACAGGTGGCGTGGGGACTTATACAGTTAGCGCATCACAGACAGTATCAAGCACCACAATTACCGCTACGGGACTTTCTATTACCCGTAGCGGAGCACCAACCCAAGGCTCGGTAAGTCCGTTTGGCCCTAATTGGAGTAATTCTAATCCTGATTCAAATAATGGAATTGGAGTTGCTTCAAATGCTGCTCTAAATATGGGTACAGGGGACTTTACTATTGAAGCATGGGTTCTTACTGCAAAACTTCCAACAACTAATGCGTTTCAAACAAGTTCTGGAGGGTATCAATCTGTGGTGGGCACGGGCCCAAATATTTCTTCTACAGGAAGTACACTATATATTGGCGTAACAAATTTAAAATTTGATATTTCAACAGATTCCGCTGGGCCAATTGATATTGCTCACAATATGGTTGCCGGGCAATGGTATCACCTTGCTATTACTAGAAGTAGTACAACTTTTAAAGCATTTATCAATGGCGTACTTGTTCAAACTGCCACATCTTCATCTTCTTGGGTAGATGGGTATGGCTTGGGAATTATGCGACCCGAGCCAATTGGTGGTTTTACAGGGGGATGGTGGTATGGCAATGTTTCAAATTTAAGAATTACTAAAGGTGGCGCTCTTTATACTTCAACTTTTACACCAAGCACAACACCATTAACAACTACTGTTTCTGCTGGCACAGTATCTTTGTTAACTTGCCAATCAAAATATTTTAAAGACAATAGTGCCAATAACTTTGCTATTACTGTTTCAAGCGGTTCATCTGTCCAAAGTTTTAGCCCTTTTAGCATGGGCTCGGCATATTCAACTTCTGTGATTGGTGGTAGTGGGTATTTTAATGGTAGCGCTGGATTACTTGCACCGAGTTCCTCTTTATTTGCATTTGGGTCTAATGATTTTACAATAGAATTTTGGTACTATCCAACATCAACTGCTGGAACCAATCCAAATATTATGTGCAATTATGACGGATCAGGGCTTTTTAACGCTGGGAAATGGAGTTTGCACGCCCCTCATGCAACTTATCCTAACAAATATTCTTTATGGGTGGGTGCATTTAGTAATAGTGCGGCATTATTAGTAAGTGTTACTAATATTGCTACAAACACATGGACACATATTGCCATTACTAGATCGGGTAATACTTGGAGAATGTTTTTAAACGGCACACTTGATGTATCAGCTACTTCTAGTGTAGCATTTAGTTCAAGTGCCACAAACCCCCAATACATAGGTTATCAACCTTTAATAGAAAGTGGAAGATATATTAATGCGTATATATCAAATGCTAGGATTCTTAAAGGAACTGCTCTTTACACCGCAGCCTTCACGCCACCAACAGCCCCGCTAACAGCAATCACAAATACATCCCTCTTACTTAATTTTGTCAATGGCGGCATTTACGACAATGCCATGATAAACAATTTAACTACCCTTGGCACTGCTCAGATTAGCACTACGCAATCTAAGTTTGGTGGTTCCTCAATGTATTTTAATGGTGGAGGAAATTATTTAACTGCTCTTGATACACCAAATCTTCAATTATCAACAGGTAATTTTACAGTTGAAGGGTGGATTTATTTAACTGCTGCAAATGTTGCGTATGGAATTACCGGAAAAGGCACAACATTAGTTGGTTGGTCTGTATTTATAAATTCTACAAGTAAAATTTGTTTTCAATATACAGCTTCAAGTATTGCTGGCGCTACATCTTTAGCAGCGGCAACTTGGTATCATTTTGCTGTTGTTCGTTCTGGAACTGCTACAGGTAATGTAAAAATATATCTTAATGGTATTTTAGATGTAACTAGTGGAACAGCAATAAATGATAATTTTAATCAAACAAATGTTTTGGTTGTTGGTGTGTCTAGCTATACTGGAGCTACTTTAAACGGATACATAGACGATCTGCGTATAACCAAAGGCGTAGCCCGTTACACCGCCAACTTTACCCCACCAACATCACAGCTTTTGGATTATTAATATGCTCTACTCTAAACTTGGATCAATTCCTAAACCAGAAACTGATGGAACAGAAGGCTGGGAAGAAGTACCAGAGCCACCTGTTGCTGGTGATGGTGAAGAAGTGGTTTGGTGGTATCCTCCCGGCTGGGTAGTACGTCCTATCAAGCCTGCTGCAACTGAGACAACTGATTTTGCTTGGATGCAATCTGAGCAGCAATGGATGGAATATAATATAAATATACAAGAAACGCTTGACATTTCTGAATAAGTGTGGTATAATAACAACACTTGAAAGGATAAGTCTATGACCCCTATAGATAGTTCATTAGAGAAATATTACGACGACACATTCTCCATGATGGCTACACCCGGATGGGCAGCTTTGATGGAAGATTTTAATAAACTAAACACAGAACTAAATAATATTACCACTGTTACCGACGAGAAGGGCTTGCACTTCCGTAAAGGACAGCTAGATATTCTAACACTGGTTCTAACTCGCAAAGAAGTTTGTTCACAAGTATATGAGGAGCTAAAGAATGAAGAGATTCTTTGAGTTCCGGTGTACTAACAATCATCTCTTTGAGAGATATATAGACGAGAACATTCGTACAGACAATTGTCCAACCTGTAACGAAGAAGCTCAAAGAATCGTATCCATGCCACGGGTATCTTTAGAAGGCATCACTGGTGCTTTCCCCGGAGCCTCTGACGCATGGGTTCGTAAGAGAGCTGAAAAGCTCAAACAAGAACGGAAACTAGCCGCCCAAGAAGCATAAGCTAGGTTCATAGATAAGTTTCCTAAAACCCCTTGTGGGCAGGATGAAAGGCAAACATGGCTATTATTGACGATGAAGAGGCGTCTACTGAAGACATTAGTGACATTACAGAAATTGATAAACCTGTAGAACAAGAAGCTCCCCGTCCAAAGATTCCCGATAAATACTCGGGCAAGAGTTTAGAGGACATTGTGAATATGCACCAAGAGGCTGAAAAGCTAATTGGGAGACAAGCACAAGAAGTAGGTGAGGTTCGTAAACTTGCTGATGAACTCATTAAACAAAACCTTGCTAAGAATCAACAACCGCCTGTACAAGAAGAAAACGAAATTGATTTCTTTGAAGACCCAAAGAAAGCAGTTCGTAACGCTGTAGACAAACATCCAGATGTTCTTGCTGCAAAGCAGGCAACACAGGAATTTAAACAGATGAAGACCAAAGATATGCTTTCTCAAAAGCATCCCGATGCGTCTGAAGTTGTTAGAGACCCGGAGTTTGTTGAATGGGTTAAAGGCTCTCCTTTGCGACTAAATATGTACGCTCAGGCAGATGCTGGTTATAACTTTGAGATGGCTGACGAACTTCTATCCACGTTTAAGCAGATTCGTTCTGTAAAAACTCAACAAACACAAACTAATAACGAACAGGTTCGTAAACAAAGTTTGAAGGCTGCTGGTGTTGATACAGGTGGTTCTGGTGAAACTTCACAGAAAATATATCGTCGTGCTGACCTCATTCGGCTACGCATGACCGACCCTAAGAGGTATGAGGCTTTGTCTGATGACATTATGGCTGCATACAACGAAGGTCGGGTTAAATAGTCGCCTACGGCTCCGGTCGTAAGCGGTAAGTAATTTATTTTTAAGGAATTTATATATGGCTCTCGGTACTGCTCACGTAACTAAAACCACGGCGGCGACATTCATCCCCGCACTGTGGTCTGATGAAATTGTTGCTGCCTATCAGAAAAATCTGGTTATGGCA